CAAATTCGACTAATTCTGAGGATGCGCCTTGGGAGGACCAGAAGGAGAGAGGGAGACTTCCAATCCTTTTGCCAAGACACATCCTCAGAATCCCTCGGGATATGAGGGAAACGAGGCTCCAGCATTGCACTGGAGTCTTCGGGGACCCAATTCATTACAGATAGATACCAGCAGCCACGACCATGGTCGCAACGAATCCCCAACCATAGTATCCAGTGGAACCATTACGGTACCTCGAGGCCACATAGTACAAGGGGGCTGCAACAGCGAGTGCGACGATGATCATGATGGTCTCTCTAGTTATTGACAGGCTTCACATTCACCCTTGGCAGCCTGAACGCCGCTCTGGGTGTAGATGTAATATAAGGCAAGTATACTTTCGTCTAGGAAAGCTTGCTGGTGAATTTTAGCGATATACGCTTCATCCTCATCAGCCGAGAAGAACAGATTCACGGATTGCCATTGGTCGACAAACTTACCTCGGGTCCCTGCCATTCTCAGAACAGCATCCTGGTTGATCTCGAATGCAGTCTTGAATACAGCCTTCTCGTGGTCATCCAACCAATCAACGTGCTGAACTGAACCTTGCTTATCGGCCAGATCAGACACCACAGCTTTCGTATAGACGCTACGAGCCTTCATGATCTTCAAGAGTACCGGATTGATACGGTCCATCTCACCAGCGGCTCCTGAGGTCGTATAGACCATGGCAGGATCGGGATTGATACCTTCGCTCACTCCACCCATGAGATTCGCAGTGCTCTTCGTGGGAGCGATAGCGATCCGATGTGTATTGCGTAGGCCATAGCCCTTGCACCACTCAGGTTCACCAAGGATCGTAGCCATCTCCATGGAAGCAGCGTGACTACGGTCATCGATATGCTTGGCAATCTCAAGGTTCTTCATGTGAGCCTCGAAGCCCTCGAAGGGGATCGAGTTCATCTGCAGGTACGTGTGAAGACCACACTGACCCAAGCCCAACGCTCGACCTTTCTCAGTGAACCGTACGGCATTCTCGAGACCAGGGATTACCTTGGCCTTCTGAATGAACTCCTCAGCTACACAGTCAAGGAACCATGTGGCCCAATAGACAGCATCGGTATCCTTCCACTCATCATAGCGAGCCACGTTCATCGAACTAAGCACACAGGTGAAAGTGTGGTCAGCATCGTTGAACAGCATGATCTCACTACACAGGTTGCTATTGTTGATCTTGAGACCGTGGTCCTTGTACATATCAGGACGATGACGATTAGCCTTGTCGACAAAGAAGAAGTAACCCTTGCCGTGGACCATCTTCAGCTTGAGCATCTTCTGGAATCTACGGGTTGCCTCAGGGTCCCCAGTGTTCAATAGTTCGACATAGGCATCATTCACTACCCAACCAATGTTTGCATCATCGGGATTGTTGTAAATGAAATCGGCGACCTCATCGAAGTCTCCGTGCATGACTGGTAGGTAACCTGCATAAGCTCCTCGCCTAGCAGTACCTTGAGCCACATCTCGCATGTCTCGGATGAGCCCTGTGAATACAGGTAGGACCCCACTAGCCTTTCCGCCAACACTGATGGGCGTTCCACGAGGTCGGATGTCTCCGAAGTATCCTGAAGTGCCAAAGCCGTTCTTGGTGAGCATAGCCGTCTCAAGACGGTGCGTATAGAAGCCATGTATTGAGTCATCGATCTTTCCACCCGAGCACGACACAGGGAGACCACGGTCTGTGCCCATGTTGGCGAGGATAGGGGTTGAAGGGGAAAGCCAGCCGTTCCAAAGGAGCCTGAAGAACCATTCGTATCCTAGGTCCCTAAGGCCCAAGGGCATATGCTTCGCAGCGGTGATGGCGATACGATTAAACTGACCTTTGACCGATAGGCCATCAGTATCATACTCGTACTTGTCCTTGAACATCTGGTAGCCTGAAGTCGAGTACCACTCTGGTACGAGACCATCGGCCTGCAGTTGCTTGCGTTCCTCACTCAGTTGTTCGTACAGATTCATGCTGGGAGGTCCCATGTGAATGCTTCCTCACTCCAGGACCTGTGATATTGCGACCCCATGCCGGAAAAGAAATCGTTAAAGGTGTAGCTGTTGATGGCCTTGTAGAACCATTCAGCAATGGAGTTTTCGGTGAGGATGAACTCTGGGGTGTACCCCAGGCTCTCCAAGACCGCATTAAGGCGTGAGGCGACGAAGTTCTTCAGTTGATCCGCATTGATACCATCAATCGGGCCTTGGTCGAAGATCATGTCCACGATCCGGCATTCATGAGCGTACAGCGCATGGGCCATCGCATAGACACGGTCCTCGATGTCATCAAGGTACTCAGGGGAACCCTTGGTCTCCTCGAGCAGCTTCTTGAAGACCCAAGCACCAGCCATGGAATGCAGGTTCTCATCACGTACCGAGAAGTTGATACCTCGGACCAGATTGAGGAGCTTGTTCTTACCTTGCTGCTGGAAGTGCTTCAGGAACGCAAAGGACGAATAGAGGATCGCACCTTCGACCAAGGCAAACCCTGCGAGGGAGACCAGATCGTTGGGATGAGAGACCACATCATCGATGTACTTCATCCGTTCAGCGAGTACCGGGTCTTCACCATAGGACCCGTAGAACTCATCGGTATGCAGGAACAGTAGTTCGTTGATCTTCTGGTAGAACCGTTTGTGGATAGCCAGTTCGAACATGCCGAACGTCGCAGCCATCTCTTGGAACTCAGGCCGGGGAAACTTACGTTTGAATCGACCAGTCCAGTATTCAGCACCAGCCTTTAGTTCATACTGGGTGAAGAGTTTGAGTACGGTCGTTACACCATGCTTCTCAGCGGGGGTCATGTTGACCAGGACATCTTGGACATCCTTCTCTACCTTCACTTCATCAGGCAACCAGAAGATGCTCAGTTGCTGCTTGGTGAACGCTTCGACCTCAGGGTACTGCGTGAGGAGACTATCGGTCTTCCTCTGAATGTTGGGTACGACTACATCTCTCATGGCTACTCTCTCTAGTAGTGTGTGGTGTTGCATAGGAAAAAAGAATCACAAGGGAACCCCAGGACATCTGTATGTGCACCGAGTGACCCTAAGTATGTGCCGTGTGTGGTCGCGGGTATCGGTAGCTACGTCTCTGGGGAAGCCTGAGGCTCCCTTGTGATTCTTTAGGATCTAAGGTAGACCCTAAGTTATAAACATTATTACAATCATGAAAGAAAACTATGGTCTTACCTAAGATCTTAGGTTCCTTAGGGTTTACCTTAGGAATCCCCTACCCCTTACTAAATTGGTCTCACACAAAGTTGTGCAGCTTCTCTCTATAGGTTGGCACTAAGTCATTAGTTGCTTGTGCAGGTCAATTCGTCGAATAATATGCGACAGCTAGATAACGTCTGATGTACGTCCTTTGGAATCAAGGGCTTACGACTTAATGCCACCCTACAGAGAGAAAGCCGGAACATCGGAACTCTTCGATTTTTTTGTGCAATCCTGTGTTGCATTACTCTGACCAAGGAGGTATGATCTACGCATCGACTCACCGAACAAACCGGAGCTAAACATGGACATCGCACTGAACTACGAAGCACAAGCTGCCCTGGAAGAACGGATGCTGGACAACGGCAAGCAGCGTTACCACAACAATGCGGCCTTTGCTGCTGACACTGGTAACCTGACGCGATCCGAGGGCACCCTGTTCAACAAGGCGTACCCTGATGTGTTGGCTGCGGTCCAAGCTTCCTATGTGGAGGAGTCGGCCAGTGGTGGGCGGAAGTCGTCACACTACGAGGCCATGGAGATGGTGGCCCATGAAGACCTCGCGGCTTTCGCGCTGAAGAGTGCCTTCGAGGCTGCTGCGTCTGAACTCCCTCTCACGGGTCTTGCCATTCGGATCGGTAAGATGGTGTCCATCGCTGTGGCTTTGGAAATCATCAAGTTGCGGGATTCGGCTGAGTACAAGAAGCTGACGGGTCGTAAGGCTGCTACCGAGAAGGGGCGTTTGGAGCGTGCTGAACAAGCTCTAGAAGCTGCTGATATGGGAACGAGCGATGACGAGTACTTCAAGATCGGCTCCCCGTTCATTCGCATCCTTCAGGCATCAACGAACCTGTTCGTGGTCCCTGATCAGGAAGTGAAGGAGTCTGTGATCATCGAGTTCACCGAGGAAGCTCAGGCGGAACTCGAGCGCACCATGGAAATCCAGCAATGGATGACCCCGGTCTACAGCCTGATGACTACTGCGCCGAATCCGTGGACGGACTACAACACGGGAGCGTACAACGATGTTCGGGTTGCCAAGACGGTTCCGATCATGCACACGTACAACCGTGAGACACAGAAGCAGGTAGCTGCGGCTGTAACCGAGCAACGCCCGTTTGTCAAGGCCCTGAACGCTATCCAAGCTGTTCCCCTTCAGATCAACCAGAAGGTCCTCGAGGTTCTTGAGTACGTGTTTGAGCATGGCATCGCTGTTGGCAAAGTCCCTGGTCTCCCGAAGAAGGTTGACAAGGCTGCTGAGAAGGGTATCAAGCGTGGCCTGTACGCTGACAACAAGAAGACGCGAGCCAAGCGTAACGCCATCAAGTCGGCTATAGCTGAGGCGAAGTTGTACGCTGGTCAGCCGTTCTTCCAACCTGCCTCGCTGGACTGGCGGGGTCGTGTGTACGCAAAACCCGGCTTCAACCATCAACGTGCTGACTACTGCAAGGGTCTCTTCGAATTCGCTAATGGATGCGTGCTCAACGAGACTGGCGTATGGAAGCTGAAGTGGCATGTGGCGACTACGGCTGGCAAGGTGAACGGTATCTCCCTCGACAAGCTCCCGAACAATGAGCGTGTTGAATGGACTGAAGCGAACCTCGACATGGTGAAGGCTATTGCTGCCGATCCTATCGCCTCTCTGGACCTCTGGAAGACCATGGATAGCCCTTTCTGCTTCCTCGCTGCCTGTGTGGACCTGCAGGGTTACCTGGACGATCCTAAGGGCCATGTGAGCCATACGCCTTGTGCTGACGATGGGTCGTGCTCGGGCCTGCAGCACTACTCTGCGCTTCTCCGGGACCCTGAGGGTGGTTCGCACGTCAACCTGATCCCCATGGATAAACCGCAGGATGTCTATGCGGCTGTTGCTGCCATTGTGAAGCCCTTGGTCGAGCGTGATGCTGCCGAAGGTGAAGTAGCTGCTGTACAGTGGCTCCAGCATGGTATCGACCGAAAGGTTGCAAAGCGTGCAACGATGACCTTTGTGTATGGCTCTAAGATGCGTGGATTCTCGAAGCAACTTGAGACTGACCTTGTGGACACCGAGAAGGGCCGTGAAATCTTCGGCACTGAATGGGAAGCACAGTCTGTCGCTTGTAACTACATGGCGAAGCACATCGACACTGCTGTTAAGCAGACCGTGAAGGCTGCTGCTGAGGGTATGTCATGGCTGCAGCAAGTTTCTACCATCATGGGTGGGCAGGACCTTCCGGTTCGCTGGACGACTCCCTTGGGGCTTCCTGTTACCAACGCGTACTTCAAGAAGGAAACGACGATGGTCAACGCCCTTCTGTGGGATCGTGCCTTGAACGTGCCTACCCGCTTCCGTGCAAAGGTAGCGGTGGGTAACACCAAGACCATGGACCGCAGCAAGCAACGCAACGGTGTGGCACCTAACTTCGTGCACTCGATGGACGCCTCGCACCTGATGAGCGTAGTCCTGAAGGCTTCGGACGAAGGGATCAATGACTTCCTGCTGATCCACGATTCGTTCGCTTCCCTGCCGAATGACTCAGGCCGTTTTGGCGAGATCATCCGTGAAGCGTTCGTTGGTCTGTACGCAGAGAACGAGCCTCTTGAAGAGATCATGCACAGCGCCATCGAGGATTTGATGGTGAAGTTCGAAGCTGCTGATGCTGATGACCAAGCGGACATCACGAAGGCCCTGAAGAAACTCCGCAAGCTCGGTATGCCTTCTAAGGGTACCTTGGACCTCAACGGTGTATTGAAATCCCAATACGCTTTCGCCTGATTTTTTCTTGCACAACCCACTGTTACACAACATAGGCCCTACGGGGCCTTTTCCTATTCTGGACCCCGTATGGAACCTGAAGAGTATTACGTCGACGACTACCTCCCGCTCGACGAAGCAGTAGCCCTCATGGCCGAAGGTCTCTACCTGAACGAGATCGAAGGCTGGATCGTAATTGACCCTTACTTTGAAGACTGAAACACATGGCATTTTTCACAACCCCTAAAGGCTCCGCTGGATACATGCACGTATTCTCGCCGGACGAATACAAAGGCCAAAGCAAGTACAAGGCCCAACTCACGATCACCGAAGAGGCCGCTGCGCCCCTGATCGAGCAGATCGAAGAGGAACGCCTGGAACTTGGCAAGAAGGCTAAGACAGCCCTCGGCAACCCTTACAAGAAGAACGAAGACGGTACGCTTACCTTCAAGTTCGCATCGCAGAAGCCCCCGAAGGTCGTTGACTCGAAGGGCCACCTGATCAATGACGAGTTCCGCATCGGTGGTGGCTCGACCATTCAGGTCCGTGGTTCCTTCAAGGCGTACGAAGGCTTCGGTGGTGGCGTCAGTGCCTACCTGAACGAAGTGCGCATCGTGAAGTTGGTCGAGTCGAGCGCCGATTGGGGCACCGATGATGAAGACGAAGATGACGCTTACGTCGCATCGCCTAGCAGCCCGAAGCCCTCGAATAACCTCGAAGGTGCTGAGGCCGATCAAGAAGAAGACGAAGACGTGAACTTCTGATGAAGCGCTCGTGGGTAACTAAGAAACACCACGGGCTTAAGGTGAAGCAAAAGTTGCGTAGTGGTCTCGAAGAGAAGATCGCCGCGCAACTCGATGAAGCGGGTATGGCATACGAGTATGAAACTCAGAAACTTGAGTACGTAATCCCGCACTCCTACAAACCCGACTTCATGTTGGGCAACGGCATCATCATCGAAGGTAAGGGGCTGTTTGACTCAGCAGACCGATCTAAGCATCTGGCAGTGAAAGCAGCCCATCCTGAGAGAGACATACGCTTCGTCTTCTCCCGTAGTGCATCCCCCTTATACAAAGGCTCAAAGTCTACATACGCAAGCTGGTGCGAGAAGTACGGCTTCCAGTATGCGGACAAGCTCATCCCTGAATCCTGGTTGAAAGAGAGAAAGAAATGACCCAGACCCAACAAATCCTTAAACACCTTCGGAAAGCCGGAAGCATCAGCCAGCGCGAAGCAATCCTTGACCATAGCATCCAATCGCTCACCCGCCGTATTACGGACCTTCGGGACGCAGGGTTCAACATCGAGTCCCACTGGAAGCAACACCCGGTCACTGGTCAGTACTACACCCGTTACACCCTTGGTACCCCGGAGGTCCTTTGATGAAAGTTAAGCATACCGACAACGGCAACGTGAAGATCACGCTGTCCCTCGAGCAAGCTGAAGCCCTCCGTGCTGGTCTGATCTACGCAACGGGTCCCACGGGTGGCTTCCTGTCCATCTGGACCCAGGAAATCCTTGCGCACATCGACACGAAACTCGGTGACGCTGAAGTCAACATTTCGTTTTAAAGGTACACATGAAGACCGCAGACATTAAGGTCGAGCTTTTGGACACCATGGGCAGTGACCTTACTGTCGCGAACGTGGCCCGGGTGTCCTTCGACAAGCAAAGTGAGTGGGAGTACGACCTAGAGAAAGCGGAACGGATTCTCCCGGCCAAGGACATCAAGCTCATCAACTACCTCGCAGAGCATGACCACTGGTCGCCCTTCGCCCACTGTTTCGCTTCGTTCCGCATCAAGGCACCACTGTTTGTTGCCCGTCAACTTGTTAAACATCAGGTCGGCCTGAGTTGGAATGAGGTCAGTCGGAGGTATGTCGATTCGGAACCTGAGTTCTGGATTCCCAAGGAACTCCGAGGACGCGCTGAGAACGTAAAGCAAGGGAGCGGGGAAGCTCTGTCTAGTCTTCAGAACACTTGGGGTATCTGGGAGATCGAAGAGTCCACTCGGATGGCTCTGGACACCTACAACGACCTTCTTAAGCGTGGTGTAGCCCCCGAGCAGGCCCGCATGGTTCTCCCACTGAACACCATGACCGAATGGGTATGGTCGGGTTCCCTTATGGCATTCGCACGGGTCTGCAAGCAGCGCCTGGACCCCCATGCACAAGCTGAGTGCCGTGAGGTAGCCGAGCAGATCGATGAACGGCTCCGTTGGGCATTCCCTGAGTCAACCGCAGCACTTTTGGATAACTGATGGCTAAACCAGGACCTAAGCCGCGCCACGGGTACCGCAGAGGTCCTGATGGCCTACCAACCCCCACGTATTACTCGTGGCGTGAAATGAAGAGGCGCTGTACGGACACGAAGGGAAAGGCTTACGAGACCTACTCTGGCAAGTTATCTGATAGGTGGCGCTCGTTTGATGCGTTTCTTGAGGATATGGGTGAGCGTCCTGAAGGTACAACCCTAGACCGAGTTGATGGGACCTTGGGGTACACCAAAGAGAACTGCAGGTGGGCTACATGGGAAACACAGATGCGTAACAGGGCAGTAACTAAGCTGTCTATCGAGTCTGCTCGTGAGATGCGACATCTGCATACCTCTGGTGTATCGATGCGCAAGTTGGGGCAACTATTCGGAGTCTCCTATCCCACAGCCCGCTCAGTAGTCCGAGGGGAACTTTGGAGGGAAGATGTCTGAAGAAAGCAACCTGCTATACAAAGGATCGTGCCAAGCTTGTGGGTCGAGTGACGCTAACGCCACGTATTCCGACCAACACACCTTCTGTTTTTCCTGCGGAGCACACACACGCGGAGAGGGAGAGCAACCAACTACGCGAGGAAGTAAAGTGAGTAAGGACCTGAGCTTCTATACAGAAGCAGAGGTACGTGGCCTAACCGCACGAGGAATTTCAGAGGACACATGCCGTTTCTATGGTGTTCGTGTTGGCCCTCTGCAGGGGAAGCAACAGCACCTCTACCCGTACATAAAAGACGGGACTGTAGTTGCGGTGAAATGCCGGGACGCACAGAAGGACTTCAAGTTTCTTGGGGACGCGAAACACCCCCCGCTCTTCGGCCAACACCTTTGGGGTAGTGGTAAGAAGATCGTGATCACTGAGGGCGAGATTGATGCGCTATCAGTGGGGCAACTCCAGAATTGCAAGTGGCCCACGGTCTCTGTTCCTAATGGTGCTCAAGGTGCCAAGCGGGACCTGGCACGGCAGATGGAGTTTCTCAACGGGTTCGAAGAGATCGTCCTGATGTTTGACGGCGACGAGCCGGGGCAGAAAGCTGCTATCGAGTGCGCCGAACTGTTTCCCCCTGGGAAGTGCAAGATCGCTACCCTCCCGCTCAAGGACGCTAACGATTGTCTGATGGTTGGTAAGGGTGCCGATGTAATCCAAGCTATTTGGAACGCTCGCCCTTATAGACCCGATGGGATCGTTGGAATCTCGGACCTGTATGACGAACTCGACAAAACGATTGAACAAGGATTGCCATGGTTTCTGGAGCAACTGACGAAGCTCACGTACGGGAGGCGCTACGGGGAACTGTATGCCTTTGGTGCGGGTACTGGAATCGGGAAGACGGACTTCCTGACGCAGCAGATTGCATACGATGTCGAGACCCTAAAGCTCAAGGTTGGTCTGGTCTTTTTGGAGCAACAGCCGAAAGAGACCGCAGCCCGTATCGCGGGGAAACTGAAGGGTAAGAGGTTCCATGTACCCGATGGCTCTTGGACCCGCGAGGAACGCCTCGATGCAGTTAAGGAACTTGAGGGCAAGGTCTACCTATACGACAGCTTTGGAGAGACATCATGGGAAGTAGTGTCAGCGAAGATCAGGTACATGGCACATGCGGAGAACATTCGTGTGTTCTATGTGGATCACTTGACTGCAATGGCAGACACATCAGACGAACGCGGCTCACTAGAACAGATTATGAAGGAGATGGCGGGACTAGCGAACGAGTTGAAAGTGATGATTCATTTCGTCTCACACCTTAGTACTCCAGATGGCAAGAGCCACGAAGAGGGTGGTCATGTGTCCATCAAGAACTTCAAGGGCGCTAGAGCCATTGGCTTCTGGAGTTTCTTTATGTTCGGGCTGGAGCGGGACCAGCAGTCCGAGGACGAAGAGGAACGCCAGACCACCACCTTCCGAATCCTGAAGGACAGATACACAGGCCAAGCAACAGGCCAACTAATCAAGCTTGGGTACGACCGGATCACCGGACGTTTATTCGACAAACAAAGCGACTTCACGCCTGAGGCGGACCCCGAGGCTTACACATTTTAACGCTTCACCCAAAGAGAGAGAGATATGGAATTCCAGCCGTACCCAAAGACCCCGCGCCTCAAGCGGGACATCGTCATCACGGAAAAGATCGATGGCACGAACGCCCAGGTGGCGATCACCCGCGAGGACGATTACCTGGGCGAAGACCCGAACGTGGTGACAAGCCTCCTTACCGGCGATGCGTTGTACACGCTGCGAGTCGGCTCACGGACCCGATGGATCACCCCCGGGAAGACCACGGACAACTACGGGTTCGCTGGCTGGTGCAAGGAGAACGCTGAAGAACTCTTCAAGCTTGGTGAAGGCCAGCACTTCGGTGAGTGGTACGGCCAAGGCATCCAGCGCAACTACGGTCTCGACCGCAAGCGATTCGCCTTGTTCAACACGGCTCGTTGGGGCGCTCACAACCCGAACACCCCCGCGTGCTGCGAAGTGGTTCCTGTGCTCGCCACAACCACGATGGATGGTGTCGACAACACTCTTCACGCGCTTCGGGCATACGGTAGCAAAGCGGTCCCTGGGTTCATGAAGCCCGAAGGAATCATCGTGTACCACACAGCATCCCAACAGAACTTCAAGGTCCTCCTCGAAAACGACCACCAACCCAAAGGAACGTAATGGAAATCCTCGGAATCCTCATTGCCACAGTGCTCGTCATGGCTGCATCGGCTGTCATTGGTGTCGGCCTGATCCTCGGGTTCTCCACATGGCCCAACGCGTTTGACGTTGATGAATACCTCGTGGACGAACAAGACGAACTGAACCTTAAATAACATGAGCGCAACTCCCTTTGACGTATCCCCTCGGGAAGCTTGGCTGGAACTACAGTACTCGAAGTTGAGCGCTGAAGTGGAGTATCACCGCCAGATGGACAAGGAACGGTACTCCGTCACCCAAGCTCCCGAAACCGTCTTCATCAGCCCTGCCAGCCGCACTCTCCAAGTAGCTGCAGCCTGTCACGCCCGTGTCGATGCATTCGACCGAAAGCTGCACGTCTATGTCCGCTCTGATGTTCAAGAGTTCGGTGAAGTGAGTCTCCGGTACTTCGTTAACGACCTGGACCTAATGAACGCCCGTCACGCTTCGGCAGTCATGGAGCAGATGCACAAGAAAGCGGTGTTCGACATTGGTCGCCACCTTTGGGAACCTAAGAAATAAGGAACTACATGCGGACTACCCTGTTCGATTTGGAGACCGATGGACTCCTGCAAGACGTAACGAAAATCCATTGCATCTCTGTGAAAGACCTCGATACAGGGAAGTCACAACGCTTTGGTCCTGACCGGATTTACGATGGAGTGATGCACCTACAGGCTGCAGCAGCAGAGGGCATCCTTGCTGGTCACAACATCATCAACTTCGACATCCCTGTGATCGCCAAGCTGTACCCCGGGTTCACCGTGGACCGTAAGAAGGTCTATGACACCCTCGTGGTCTCCCGGCTGATCTTCTCGGACCTTATGACCCGCGATGGTGGGCATATCAAGGCCGGGAAGCTCCCGAGTAAGCTGGTTGGTTCCCATTCCCTAGAGAGTTGGGGTTACCGCTTGGGTCTCCAGAAGGGTGAGTACAAGTTGGACTTCAAGGAACGCATGGGCGAGGAGTACGTAGAAGGCTCTGAGTGGTTTGAGTACTCCGAGGACATGGGTGCGTACTGCGACCTCGACGTTGAGGTCACTGAGGCTCTCTACGTGAAGCTGAAGGCCATTGAGTACTCTCAGGAAGCTATCGATCTTGAGCACGATGTTCGCTGGTTCTGTTCGATGATGGAACGCTCGGGCTGGACTTTCGATGTGAAGGCAGCTTCGGAGTTGTACGGGAAGCTCGCTGTCGAACGAGACACCATCCGTCAGGTGATGATCGAGACGTTCCCACCACTTGTAGAGGAACGCTGGTCCCTGAAGACCAAGAAGCGCCTGAAGGACAAGGTGACCGAGTTCAACCCCGGTTCCCGTGACCAGATCGCCCATCGTCTGAAGGTCAAGTATGGGTGGGAACCCACATCGTTCACGGACGGTGGTAAGCCCCAGGTTGACGAAACGATCCTTGAGAACCTCGAGTATCCCGAAGCAAAACTTCTATCGCAATACTTCCTACTGGAGAAACGAATTGGGCAGCTTGCAGAAGGTGACAAAGCTTGGCTCAAACTTGAGACCCAAGGGCACATCCACCACTCTATCAACACTAATGGGGCGGTTACAGGACGCTGCACGCACTCGTGGCCAAACATTGCCCAAGTACCAAGTGTGTCAGCTTTGTGGGGCAAAGAATGCCGAGGGCTTTTCGGTGTGCGCCCTGGATTCAGACAAGTCGGAGTGGATTTATCCGGGATCGAACTGCGCTGCCTTGCGCACTACATGGCGCATTGGGACCAAGGGGAGTACGCAGACGTAATCCTGAATGGTGACGTACACACGCGGAATCAGCAGGCCGCTGGTCTCCCAACACGAGACATGGCAAAAACTTTTTGTTATGGGTGGCTCTACGGAGCAGGGGACGCAAAGATTGGTTCCATAGTTGGTAAGGGGGCTAAGGAAGGTAAGAAACTTAAAGAGCAATTCCTTGAGAGCCTTCCCGCACTAGCCAGCCTTAAGAAGAAGGTGGACGAACGGGCATCCCGAGGGTACCTCATCGGTCTCGATGGTCGCAGGATCACCGTACGTCATAAGCACGCAGCCCTAAATACACTACTGCAGGGCGCGGGTGCTGCTGTGGCGAAGCGCTGGGTCGTAGAGATTTTCGAAGAGGCTGAACGCCGTGGCTACAGGTATGGGTGGGATGCTGACTGGACCCTACTCGGCTTTGTCCATGATGAGTGTCAGGTAGCTGTAAGGGAAGGTCTCGAAGAAGTATTCGGAAGGATGACTACTGAATGTGCTAGGCGAGCAGGGGACCATTTCAAGTTCAAGTGCCCGGTAGATGCCGAGTACAAGACAGGTATGAATTGGTCGGAGTGCCATTGAGTATGGATAAGAGAGCAGTGGCATTGAGATTCGTGGAGTTCGGGGACGGCTGCATGGTCCCTCTCTCACACAAGATGAATCAGGATGGGTACTTCAGAAAGGCTTGGGCAGATGGTCATGAGATGTTCCATCGGTTCATCTGGCGTGCTCACCACGGCCCGATTCCTGAAGGCTTCGAGATCAATCACCTGTGCGGTAACCGAGCCTGTCAGAACGTCAAACACTTTGAGTGTATTGATGGCACGGAGCACGCAGTAAAGACCAACCTGGAGCGTTACTCCCACATCCAAGAAGCTGCCCGGAAGTATTGGGAAGAGACAGGGTGTAACGGGGCAACGCTATCCCGCATGTACAGCCCTGTGGCCTACCACTGGCTTCGAAAATGGAAGGCTGATGTTTAACGACCTACTACGTGAAGTGTGGTTCTCCCCTGCTTATGTGAAGGGGAACCTCGCTCGACAGAATGCCCCTGAGATTGCCGCTATGGCGTCCATGGGCCTCATTACAACCCAACGAGACCGTGAGACCTTTGGTGGTCAATGGCTCATCACACAGAAGGGCTTGGAGTACCTATGGGCCGAGTGAAGGACCAGATGATTCCCGAAGTAATCCCATATCTCTATGGGAACAAGTTGTACCTCAGTATCCAAGTGAACGGTCAGGAGTGGGAATACGAAGAGGACCTCGAGACCTTGTTTAAGGCTACCGCAGGCTGTATCGATCCCTATGACCTCGAGCAAGAACAAGAAGCACTGACGCTGCTCTTCGCCCTTGAAGATGGCGTACGACAAATCAATGATGCCCTTGGGGCTGACGAACAGGAGTTTCAAGAATGAGCAAAGTTACATCCAAGTTTCAAGTTGGTGATCGCGTTGAGTTCCTTGAGAACTACGGTGGGCGTGCAGAGACCGGCGACCTTGGTACGGTGGTGGATGTAGAGCGCCCTGAATCTGGCCCGGCAATCATCACGGTCGCTGTAGACAATGGTATGAGCGCCTCGTGCTTCGAGTACCGACTGAAGCTGGTCGAAGAAGAAGCCGTACCGGTCGTGAAGGAATTCCGTTTCTTCCGTAGGGGTGACTCATCGATCAGTATGCAGCCCTACGAGACCTTTGAGGCTGCTTTGGCTGGCTGGAAGCCGTTCGCTCAGGATGGTAACGAGGTTGAGATCATTGAGTTCGTGAGCCACGGGAAGTACAAGGCTGTCCTGAAGATCGAGGAAGCTCTCTGATGGAAACCGTAAAGAAGTACGTGGTGCTCGATGGGGACACCCGCATCGTTCGTGGAATCTACAACAACCAAGCCCCTGCAACGAGCCTTGCTAAGGCCATCTCCAAGCGGGCATCGCGGCGCGGCCTCAAGGACCCCCTGCTGACCGTTGAGGAGCGGACGTATGTCATCCAATCGGTAAGGGAAGTCCGCAAGGTAATCAACGGGAACATCTTCGATGCTACTTCTGATTGACGCAGACATACCCTGCTACCGGGCTGCTTCAGCGTGTGAGACGGAGATCGAGTGGGACGATGATGTGTGGACTACCTACACGGACGTAGGGCAAGCCAAGGAACTCTTCGTCAAGTACATCGACAAGTTTGTTGAGGATACTGGCTGCGATGACCTGAAGCTTTGCTATACGTCCAAGGATAACTTTCGGAACACGGTGTATCCCCCGTACAAGGGGAACCGTAAGTCCCGTAAGCCCATTGGCTACTCGGCTCTCAAGGAGTGGTCCAAGGAACAGTACCCGTTCTTCGAGAAGCCCACGCTGGAAGCTGACGATTGCATGGGAATCCTTGCGACAAAGTTCAAGGGCAAGACCATGATCGTTACGATGGACAAGGACCTGAAGACAATCCCTGGGACCATGTGGCACCTGAACCCCAAGCTCGAAGGTCACAAGATCGTAGTCACCGAGGCTGATGCTCATCGCCAGTTCCTCTATCAAACACTCACAGGCGATACGACCGATGGGTTCCCTGGGTGTCCTGGGATCGGTCCGGTCTCCGCTAACAAACTGCTGGATTCTAAGGGCGTGAACTGGGAAACCGTTAAGCACGCGTACATCAAAGCTGGTCTCACCGAAGATGATGCATTGACCCAGGCACGCTGTGCTCGGATTCTGCACGACACCGATTGGGACTTCGAGAAAGGAGAAGTGATTTTATGGCAACCGTAGCAATGGGCCACCCATACCAAGGGTTGCCGTGGAAGTCTTGCCAAGACAACCAGATGATCCAAGACCGTCTCGCAGCTATCGTGGCTGAGGAAGTGGGCGGTACCAAGCACGACCAGGGCAAGGCCCGAATGTCCCTTCTGGATTCCTCGTGGCTCCTCGGGGTCGCTGAGGTCCTCACGTTCGGTGAGAAGAAGTACGCGGCCCACAACTGGCGCAAGGGTATCTCTGTGTCCCGTCTGATGGACGCTGCTGGTCGACACCAAGCGGCTTTCAATGATGGCGAGGACCTTGATCCTGAGTCCGGCAAGGGTCACCTGTACCACGCTTCGTGCTGCCTCATGTTCGCAAGCTGGATGATCAAACACCGTCCTGATTTGGACGACCGCTGTAAAGGAATCTGATGAGTACCCTCCTGAAGCGATACGACATCCTCTGGCAATGCGGGAACATCGAGGAAGACCGAGAAGGTGACTTCGTGTTCGCTCAGGATGCCTACGACAAGATCGCGGTCCTCGAAGCAAAAATCCGGGTCCTTGAGACCCAACTTAAAGACATCAAGAGAGAGAGAGAGAAACAATGAACGCATTTAACCTGTATCAAGATGAAGCCATGAGCTTCCGACTTCCTTCGGCCTGTGAGTCCTATGCGCTCCTCGGTCTCACTGCGGAAGTGGGTGAAGTGAATGCCTATATCGCCAAGGGTCTCCGTGACCAATACGAGATTGATCCCAAGGTAATCAAAAAGGAACTCGGAGACATTCTCTGGTTTGTCGCTGCGATTGCCGCGGACTTGAATATGAGCCTTGGTTCCATTGCCGAAGCCAACATCGACAAGTTGCAGAGCCGTAGTGCCCGAGGCGTAATCACTGGTAGTGGCGACGACCGCTAGTGTTCCAGACCATCTACCTATGGTGGTCTCTCCCCTTCTGGTTCTGCGTCCCCTCACCTACGCACATGGATTACTGGCAGTACGCCTGTGATCACCATAACCAAGGGAACATCATCCCTAATATCCCAGGATTCTAATGGCTGAACTAAGACCTCATGTATTAGTGGACGTAGAGGTACTAGAGGACCTCAGGATTGACGCTTTGTTCCTTGAGTGCCTTGGGACCGCTGGTGTTGATAACTGGTCCGGGTACGAGTACGCCTGTGATCTTTTTGAACGAGTATTGAAAAGCCGAGGTATCGAATGAACCTTCGTGGTGACCGTAACCAATGCTGTGGCTGCGGTGAGTATTTCAACTCGACTGCAGCTTTCGATAAGCACCGTACAGGGGACTTCAGTTCCGATACGAATCCCCGAAGGTGCCTTAGTCAACCAGAGATGTACGCGAAGGGTATGTCCCGGAACCGTGATGGCTTCTGGGTGACCGCAGTTAATCCCCTCTTCCAAAAGGAACCAGGAGCATGAGATACAAAGACGTTCTCCTCGCGACCCGTAGTGATCTTCGGGATGCCCTGATGGCAGGGGACCCTGAGAAGGCCGAGCGTATCTACCAGGAATGCGAAGCCGAGTACCAGAAGAACCAAGGCTGTGAAATCTGTGGCCGTCCGTGGTCTGAGCATGACTTCGGTATCCCGGAACCTGAGTGCCCGTAAGTGTTTTCCCTATCCCCCACTTCTGTGGGGTTTCTTTTCGAAAGCACTTGCACAATGTCACACAAAACAGTAATATCTGTCATACACCAGCGTAACACCAAACACGGAGGTATTTTATGAAAGCCCCTACGACTCTTAAGGAACTCCTTCAGATCGCCAAGAAGCCGCTGTGGTTAGGCAAGGCTTACTGCTCGACCGCCATCACGAACGTAGAGGCTTTCATCGACTGTGTCGGTGACCTTCCGCTCAAAGATGTGAAGACGATCCACATCGATGCCTTCGTGGATTCCATGGAAGGTGTGCTGAAGGACTCGACGATCAACCGCAAGCTCACGAACGTCCATTCGGTTCTGAAGTACGCGATGGATCGTGACTGGATCAACAAGATGCCCAAGGTCACCTGGAAGTCCGAGGACAACTCGAGGGTCCGTTGGATCAGCGAGGCCGAGGAATCCCAGATGCTGGCCCTTCTCACATCGTGGAATGAGCATGAGATCGCAAGGTTCATTACGGTCCTCATCGACACTGGGATGCGTCGCGGAGAACTCTTGGCACTGAAAGAGAAGGATGTCGATGGTGACTGGATTCGTCTGTGGACTTCGAAGACCAAAGGTGCTAGGTCGATCCCTCTGTCTGAGCGTGCTAAGGAAGCGCTTACAAAAGGTGTGTTCAATGTCAACCTCGGGCACCTCAGGGCCGTTTGGAGTCGTTTGAAGGAATCCATGGACCTTGAGGCTGACGATGACTTCGTTCTGCACACCCTGAGGCACACCGCGGCCACCAGGACTTTGGCCAAGACCAAGAACGTGGTGATCGTCCAGAAGTTGCTCGGACACAAGAACGTGAAGACCACGCTTCGGTATGCCCACCTGTCTGATGATGAGCTTTTGGCAGCAGTGCGGTAAACCCTACTTTGTTCATACAAAAGGTAAACAAAAAGACAACAGAATCCACATAAAAGATGTAGAGCGTTTCCTCATATAGTCGTAATATTCGCTCTCTCCCATTTTATGAAACAACCTGTAACGAGCCTTGCAAACAATGACAACTATCCTCACTGCTCAATTCACCGTTGGTGCCGCACTGATCCTCTCGGGAACCCCCGAGTCTGGCTATGAAATCTTTGGGCTGGGGAGCCCTTCTTTCGTTTACGGGAACTTCGAGGATGCCTTCGAGGACTTCGGTGGTTATGTGGTGGCTCGCACACAGGAGAACGTTGGTTCTATTGCAACGAATTAAACAAGGCTGTACAGTGCAGTCATGGGTTCGGAAACACACACTAATCAAACTACTTACAAGAGTGAACACCATGGCTAAGACCGCAGAGCAACAACTGGCTGACGCACTGGCAGAGATCACGAAGCTGAAGGAGCAGGTTCGGGAAGAGGCAGCGAAGAAGGCACGGTACCCCTGGGAGAACCCGGAGACCGTGCAGGAGCAGGCTCGCATGAGCTACAACCTGAAGATCGAACCTGAGTTGTACCTGAAGATCAAGTGGCTCATGGAGAACAAAGGGGGCATCCGATCGATGCAAGTGTTCTTCGACAAGGCTGGCAACGAGTTGGCCTCGAGATACCTGACGGAACTGGGTGCAGTCTGAGGCTCAATCCCTCAAACCCGGTTTCTAGGCATTAAACGCAAGGCTGCTAATGAGAGTTAGCAGTGAAGGTAGATAGTGCAAGGGGTGTTGCACAAACGAGGTCAGCCCCCTACTCACTGTGTAGATTTGTAGAAAGCTATCTTTACATCTTTACATCTACATATGCACCGATTAAGCTACGACTCATTACACCAAGGGGGCCATATGCTGATAGCGGTTGCTGCAGAGAAAGGTGGAGTTGGAAAAACAACGATAGCTACGAACCTCGCTGGAATGAGCGCTGCACGGGGACATAGCGTGATGCTCACCGATACGGATGTCGAGGAGTCCACAGGTCGATACGCCTACGCGTGGGGCATGGCACGTAGGGATACCGAGGGACTCCCTTCGATCAACCTAGCGATGTTGCGAGGTAATATTTACACCGACCTACTGGCACAGAAGGAACGCTACGATGTGGTGATCGTGGATGTCCCTGCAGGTAACGGTCTGGAGATGCGCCTAGCCTGCATGGCTGCTGACGTTATCGTGATACCCCTAGGGATAGGGCAGTACGACACTTCGGGCATGGGACCCATGGTCAAGCTCGCCAACGAGATGCGACAGACCAGACCAGATACCCGGGTGTATGCGGTGCTGAACAATGTTCCGTTCAATGCCAAGAATGATCTGAGGGATTCCTTGGAAATGCTGGACACCCTTCACGACTACCTGAGGAGAACCACCAAGTACATCGTGGGTCGTCAAGCGTTCCGAGCCTCAGCACGGTCAGGAAGGGCGGTGACGGAGCTTGAGAAGCCCCTACAGGACCCCAAGGCAACCGAGGAAATCACCTCACTGTACGAGGAGGTCTTCAATGGCTGATCGTCCTGCACTGAGAGGCCCTGAGTTGCCCGCTGACGTGGCTCGGATAGCAGAGGGAGCACGCGTGGTACCCCCGGAGGTCCACGAGGCCCGTGGCGAGCCTGTACGAAAGCCCGTAGGCCTATCAGAGATCGTAGCAAGGGTCCCTGAAGTCGAAGCTACCAAACCATTGAACCTGAGAATCCCCCAGTCCCTGCACAAGAGGCTCAAGGTCCTCGCGGGTCTCTCGGGGGTCACGATGACCGAGATCATCATTGAATGCCTAGGGGCCGAGGTGACCCGAAGGCAGGACAGTTACGACCGGGGGGAATGATGGGGGAACAGGTTGAAGTTGAGGCATTTCAGGCTGAGACAACGTGGTTCCATATCTTCCGATCAATGATCGAGAGTGGGGATGCAGCCAAGATGGGGGGGAATGCCTTCCTTGTCTACTGCATCATCAAAGGTCATACGAACTTCAAGACCGGGAGAGCGTGGCCCGGCATCGACCTGATCATGGAGAAGGCAGGCCTCAGTAAGTCACAGGTCCTGCGGGAGTTGGACTCCTTGGAAGAGATGAAGTACATCACCCGAACACGGGAAGGCCGCAAGAACGTCTACACCCTTCGGGAGAAGGTAGGCATCACCGATGAGAAGGGTAGACCTGTTGCTGATGCCACTTGGGACTACGTGCCCGATGGGGTGAAGGGAGCAGTGGCGGACATCAAGAACGTGATCATGTCAGGAGAATTCGACGGAGCGAAGGTGATCAACATCGAGAACCTGACTATCAACTACTTCCGGGACCAAGCGTCCCAATGGAACATGAAGTCCTTGATGGAGAACATGGACAAGCTTACCCCGGAGTTGAAGGCCCTCCTGCTGAAGAACCTGAAACTATAGGTGTCATGGGTGACACGTATCAGCCGTGCGACCTATCCCTATTTTATAGGTGTCCACGGTGACACCCATTCAGGGGGTATAGGTGTCTTGGGTGACACCCTAACGAGATAGATGTAAACATTAACAAGAGCGCTCCCGAAAAGCCTCACCCTGTGGATAACTTGAAAAATGAAAACCCTACTCACCACACTATTCGTCGTTACACTCGCAGGCTGTGTCTCGGAACCCCAGATCGACTTCAGTTCCGCAGACAAACAGTGTTCATCCAAGTGCGCCACGGAGTACAGCCAGTGCAACTCTGGGTTCCATATGTCCGACTGGCAGTCACAGAGAGGATGCAATGGTGCCCTGAAGATATGTGCTGCTGCTTGTGGAGCAACCGTAGTATCAAACTGAAACAAAAAAACCCCCAAGGAATCCGTAAAGGAAACCGAGGGGGTTTTTTGTTTGTTACGCGTAAGTGATGTCGAAGGCTACATCAGCGGCTGCAGGGGCCGTGACGTTGTTGTCCGCGATACCAGTCACGATGGCGAAGCCCAGGCCCTTGGAGAGCTTGAGGCCAGCCCCACCGATGTACGGGCTGAAGTTAGCGCCTGCAGGGACCATGAAGGTCCGCACGGGCACATCAGTAGCAGGGTTCGGTGCGGTGGCTTTGTCGTACAGTTTGACGAATCGGGCGGCTGCTGCCACGTTAGCGATGTTCACGGCTCCCACAGACGCAGGGCCTGCCTTCAGGAGCGTTGCGTTGGTGGTAGCTGCACAGACTACGTGGTAGTGAGACTGCTGCCCGACATTAGGGTCGAGAGTTTGTGTTACTGCTGCTGCCATGGGGTTCCTTAATGGAGTATGAGTTTCACTAGGAACTCTTTGAGTCCCACAGCGTTTAATACAAACACAACCCCCCCACCATACAAGGCGTACTTAATCTGGGTCAGGGTTTCCTTGATGGCATTGAGACTTGTGCCAAAAGCAGTTTGGGTTTCGTGGAGAGTCTTGATGGTCTCATCCTGAACATCTGCACGAAACTCAAGTCGGGAGACGCGATTATCAATGTCGGCCATTAAGGTTCTACCGGTTGGGCCTTGGCGATGATCTGAGTCTTGATACCAGAAGCTTGGGTGTCCCCGAACCAGAAGTGAATCGCACCGAGCCATGCAGTACCTAAGGTACCAACGAGGGTGTAAAGGATCGCCTTGTTATCGTCAGGGACATGAGTCAGCATTAATGCCGCAATGAGACTGAAGAAACCAGCGGTGATAAAGAGCGTGAGGGCTGCAGGGACCCAAGACTTGTTGCTCTTCTGCATATCACGAGCACCTTGGACATCTTGGACCTTCAGGGACTCAAGGGCTTCGGTATCCTTGAATCCAAGGGAAGCCATCTGAACCTGAAACTCCTGATCAGCCTTTCGGACATTAGCGAGTTGTTCTGGAGTTGCACCGCTAATAGCTCCAGCCAGAGCATCCTGACGTTGAGCCTGGGTATCATTGGAACCTGGAGTAAGTCCAAATACCCTTTCCAAAGCGGATACTGCAGTACCAGCTAGGGGACCGCCAATACAAGAGGCGACCGTGGGTGCCAAGTTAGCTACTGCCCCACCTACATCTGACCAGTTCATACTGTGGTCCCCTGAGTGAAATTTGCACCTAGAAGGAACTCAGCCATCTCCCCGTCTCTGCGCTTGGTTAGTCCAGCCATCACTTTGCCTGCAGCCATGTTCCACTTTAGGAACTCTTGTGAAGCTCCTTCGATGTCACCTGAGTTCAGCTTCTTGAGCAGAGTCGAGTGATCCAGGTTCCCACGGCCTACGTTGTACGTGAAGGAGATGAGAGCGGCCTTCTCTTCGTCAGTGAGCGGTATCTTGCACTCGGAGTCAACGAAGGCTCCAAGGGCTTCTACACGAGCCTCAAGGTCAGCATCGGCTTGTACCTGGGTCCATACGGTCCCTGGGCCAATGTTGGGTCCGGTTGCCCCATAGCCAATGGTCCATGGTGCAGAGCCGGTTGCAGGGTCAGGGTATGCCTTGAGACGGCACCCTTCGAACTGCTTGATTAGATTAGTGGCGTCAATACACCATGTCATTGTTATTCCTTACTTTGGAGTGAAGCAGAAAGGGATTCGGTTGTCAGGACCTCGTGAGGCTTCCATAGCAGGAAGTAAGGTGTCACCGTTCAGTGCCCACCAGACCTTGTAGCCGAGCTTCAGGCCACTCGAGTTGGTGTTGCAGAAGTAACGGTTATCCTTGGTGTGTGCTTTGAACTCCGTGAGGGTCCCTGAGGAATCCCTAGTACACACATCGATGACCCAATCCTCGTGGACGTAGGGGATACCAAGGGGCCAATAGCAGAAGCCATACGCTGGATTACGCCAGAGCCACTTGGTACGGTTCCACCACTTAGAGTCAGTAGCTAGGAACCCTGGGTAACCATCACGGACCCCTGCATCCAAGGGGGCATCCTGAGTCTGGAACCAACAGAGCCAGTCCGGGAGGTAGCCATCGCCCTTACAGAAGAGAGCAACCACCGGAGCTAGGACGTAGGCAACCAAGGTGAACAGGAGGTTCGCTAGGACCTTGAGGTAGTAGGTCATGCAGAGTCCTTGATAATCGCCATGTCTCCCACATCAGGCTCAAGGGACTTCTGGCAGTGATCCTTCTGGAGGTAGTTCAGGAGCTTGCAGAGGACACAGCCCCAACGTTTCCCTTCGTTCATCGCCTTGTCAGCACGGCTCGAGATGGTCTCCCTAGGGTCACCAAGGAGGATTGCGTTGGTCAGTTCGTCCAAGGCAACCAAGAGGTTCCATAGGTACTTCTTCATGGGGTATCCAAGGGGAACTTAGGGATCAGACCCGGGAGGTCAGAGGCCGTTGGGAACGCCTTGGTCCCTGCTTGAACCTGGGCTAGGTACGCATAGCACGCAGCCCATACATCAGACCGCCATGAACGGAACGCTTGGCCTTCAGACTGGAACTTAGGAACCGTAGGCTCATCGGCATAGGTCACGGCAGTCGTGATGTTGTCGTAGCCGTAGCCTTGGGCCTTGGTATCCATGAGACCTTGGACTGTGGAGACTAGGGAAGCCTGGAGGGCTGCAGGGGAGACTTGAGGGACCGTTGCGGTGTTCCCTAGGGATGCCCATGCGAGGTAGGCGATCCAATCGGTATTCTTAGGGTCCTGGGGGATGAAGGCTCCATCGGAGTCCCGAACTACACCGCCTAGCGGAGTTGCTGTATACGTCATTGATTAAAGCTCCGCACTTACCGTTATATAGGTGGTAGCGTCCACGGTGTTGAACTGCACGGTATCCAATGCGGTTACAGTGGTGTTGATAGCGGTAGCAGTAGTGCCAGTGCTTACAACCCCCGGCTGAGAACAGTTGCTCACGAACCATGTGCCCACCTTTGTTACCGTGGGGGAGGCTCGCTTGGGTACCTTATAGGGAAGTGTCAGCGAGACGTTGGCTGAAGCTTTCGCGTATGTCTGGACGATGATGTCGTTTGCCCCAGAGCCGCCTATCTGCTCGTAGTACCGCTGGCACAGATGTAATTGCTGCCCATACAGAAGATACTCAAACGGAGAAGCAACTGACCCCGATTCCAACTGAACAAGGCTAACGGTCCCCCCAGTGAATCTCAGGGTAACGTTGGTGTTGGCTGTAAGGGTTGCTTGGGCACCCTTGGCGATACTGGTGCCCCCGAGGGTTGCCGTAGCGGTACCAGTCCAATTAAGCGTGTAGGTACCTCCGGCAATGTTGTTACCCTCAATGACCTGTTCCAGACCCCCTGCAGGAGCGGTCACGATGTTCCCGTTGCCTGAAGCTACGAACGTGATGTTCTGCCCGCTTGTAACTACTCGCCAACGGTCTAGGGTGTACTGGTTAGACGTACTGGTGTTTGTACCGCTGACATAAGCACGCTGGTTAACCTGGAAGTTACCGTTGATTACCTTGTTCTTACCTGCCAGAGACGGGGTGAAGCTCGATGCCAAGGTGGCCGAGGCTGCCGCAGCCGTAGCACTGGTCGAAGCAGCCGTAGCGAATCCCGAGGCATTCGTAGCGCTCGTGGAAGCGTTGGAAGCCTGAGTAGTAGCAATGCCTGCCTGGGTGGTTGCCGTAGTTGCAGAGCCAGCCGCGGAGGTAGCCGAGTTGGAACTATTGGTGGCCTGGGTAGAAGCCGTGGTTGCCGAGGCAGAGGCATTCGTAGCGCTCGTGGAAGCCGAGGATGCGCTAGTGGAAGCCGAAGATGCTGAAGTAGCCGCAGCGGTTTGACTGGCTCCAGCATTGGTTGCTGCAGTCGTCGCTGTGGAAGCTGAGCCACTAGCCGAGGTTGCACTAGCAGCGGCACCAGAGGCACTTGAGGCTGCAGCAGTAGCAGAACCCGAGGCAGCAGTAGCAGCGCTGGTTGCAGTGGTAACAGCGGCATTCGCCGCAGCCAACGCGGTGTTAGCCTGGGACAGAGTGTCGTTGGCTTCCTGAGACAGCGTTGCTACGTTAGCCTCAGAGATCGCAGCGTTATTCGCAGCAGCAATGGCATCCGAGGAAGCCTGTTGAGCCTGAGTGTTCGCAGCGGTAACCGTGGCTACCTGAGACTCCAACTCATCCAGCAGGGCATCCGTGGAGTTCACCTCAGGGGCCACTGCGGTCCCATAGAAGAAACTAGATTGGGAATCGCTCATTAGTAATCCATGTTGTATGCGGGGGCAATCTGCTGTGCGCTTTGCTCCATGTCTGTCTGATTAGCCTGTTCGACCAGATCACCGAAGAGAGAAGTGAAGCGAGCCTCGAAAGCAGTCACCCGGTCATCCACGAAGTAATCCGTGGCATACGACAGGGCTGCATAGAGGAGCAGGTCAGATGCGACCGTAGAGAAGAGATTGGTATCTGTATCGTTGACCAGAGACGGCTGCGAAGCGTAGTAGACCAAGTAGACTTCTTGGCCTGGGGATACCGCAGGCTTCAGCATGTACGACGCACCGATACGACAGTAATACTTGGGGTCCCCAATGTTCTTAGGGAGCCTTAGGAAGTGCCCGATGTCCTTGTTCTCCAACAGGTGACAGCCTGTATAGAGGTACTTCATCTGCAGGAAGTCCACAGGGATGATGATGGCATCGGTAGCAGGATCTTCGTTCCCTGTGACTACCGAGGACTTCTCCATACCAGGGATACGAAGGGTTCGCTCAATGCGAGTCTGGGCTTGGTCGATGAAGGTGTTCGCTAGGCTTGTGCTGCAGTCGTTACGATTAAGGATTGCCAGCAGTTGGGAACGGAGGTCTGCAAGAGTCATTAGACGGCCTTGGTGGTCGTGAGGAAATACTCGAGACCTTCGGCCTTAAGCTTTGCCACGATCTTGTGGTTAGATTCATTCCAGAAGTCGAAGCCTTCCTTGATCCACTTGTCCACAAGGACCACAGGGATAGAAGCGACTCGCTGATGTTCGGTCTCACGAACGCTTTGGGATTCATTGCGTTCATCTTTGAGACGTTGGAGGAAACTGTCAGGGATGTTCTGGACAGATTCGATGATGTGCCCGTCTGAATTTTCATTGACGGAGGCGGTCACGCCATTGAGGATTAGGGACATAGGGACGTAAAAGGTCCCGTGCCACCGAGAGTAGGAGCAGCACAGGACGTAAAGGAATTGGGATGGGGACGCTAGGGACCCCAAGGTGATGCGTGGACTTCTCTTGCGCCTACAGGTATGTAGGACCCAATGGGCAGCACGCCCGTCTTTCATCCACTCGCGGGACGTCTTAAGGTAACCGGCAGTCTCCCACCGGTTATCCCTGCGCTCCTTACGGAAGCATCGGGTTCGTGCCGGTAAGGCCGATGACTGCACCCGAGGCACCCGTGTTCAGGTGCTTCAGCGAGAACTCACCAACGATTTCCTCGCGGTGTGCATCACCCGTGATAGCCAGCGGAATGCGCGACCACGGACGGAGAACTGCAACCTTCCAGTTGACAGGGTTGAACAGGAGGGCACGGTCAGCCTTCATGAAGCGGTTGATGACAACCTTCTGTTCACCGAACGGCGAGACGTAGAGGTCGACAACGTTCACAACCGTCTTGTCAGCCGAACCATCAAACGTACGGTAGCGACCAGCAGCGGCCGTGAAGCCCGCCACGATCAGCGAGTCAGCAGGCTTGATCATGAGGATCGTAGCTTCGCCACCCGCTTGATACAGGTTCTGGTTAGCCGTGAGGATGTCGTTTTCCGACAGGGCAACCGGGGTAGCCGTGTGGTCCACAACGTTACCTGCAGCGATTTGTGCAACACCACTTGCACCCGTTCCCCAGACGTTACCGAACTTGCGAACCACCGACTCCGAACCAACAGCAGCGTTCTGCGAGATACCGATTAGGTGGTATTCGAATTCACGCTTAAGTTCTGCCGACTTCTTACCGAGTTGGTAAGCCGTTTCCTTGGCGCGACCATAGGTGCTGACCGTATCAGCCGTGTTCGACACTCGCACCGTCTTCGAGAGAATCTGGGTGTAGTTCGAACGCATCACGGTCGGGTTAAGCACGCTGTCCGTAGCATCAGCGCCTTCAAGCGTTGCGTTCACAGCAACCGTAGCCAGCGAGTCTTCCTGCCATTGGAACAGGGTGTTCTGGATGTTCTCGCTCTTGATCACCGTTTGGAACGGGGTAGCCGTAGGCGAGATGTTCGAGATAACGTCGCTGATGTCTTCCTTGATACCAACTTGGTCGTACGTCTTAAATGCGGTATTGCTCATTGTGTTTTCCTAAATGGAGAGAGGGATTG